ATTATATATTATATATATTATATATATTTAAGAAGTCGTTTGACCCAGGATATAAACGTGTATAAGTATTTCGATTTTTATTTATTTGGTTAATTAAATAAAAATGAACGCAAAACGTGTGAGATTCAGCGATATCAACGAAATCCTAATAATCCCGTGTGTAGAGGGGACCAAGAAAATGATGACTCCTTTGAAGAAAGATTTGACTATATACTCGGACGAAGACTTGAAGGAACAGATACGCAAGAGAAAGGAGAACGCAATACGAGACGCCAAGAAACAATTCACGGATCTCGAAAAGAAATACAAGGAACTTCATCAGTATATACAAGAACTCGACGAAGAAGATGATGACTACTACGACGAGTATGAGTTGTATCACACGATGATGGAGGAAAACTTTTTCGAGCAAAGTGTCTTGACGAGGAAATTGTTAGCCCTGTTTACTGATAAATAGTATGTAAAAATTCTCTAAATAAAAAGTAATCGATTTGTAGTTATATGAGTTTCAACATTCGCGAGTTCGATGTGTCTACAATATCACCAGGGGCAATCGTCGGAGTTGTGGGAAGGCGTGGGAGTGGTAAATCTATCATCATCAAAGATTTACTGTATTCCAAACGAGATATTCTACCATTTGGAGTGGTGATGAGCGGAACCGAGGCAGGAAACGGATATTTTGGAAAATTCATTCCAGAGGTTTTTGTGTATGAGGATTTCGACGGTCCAGCACTCGAGAAATTGCTTGAACGGCAGAAAAAGGCCGCCAAGAAGGGAAATATGAAACGTGTCTTTGTAGTTCTCGATGATCTTGCATATGACTCGACAATCATGAAGAAGCCGGTGTTGCGTTATATTTTCATGAACGGCAGGCACTTGAATATTTTTCTTATTTTTTCGAGTCAGTATGTTTCCGATCTGGGACCTCCTGCAATTCGTGCAAACATCGACATCCTTTTGGTGTGTCGTGAGGCAATTCAAGCGAACCGCTGGCGTTTGTACAATATGTTTTTCGGCTGTTTTGATACCTTCGAAGATTTCAACAAAGTCTTGAACGCATGTACGGAAAATTATGGCGTGCTTGTATTGGACAACACAAAAATTTCAAACAATATAGAAGAATGTGTGTACCACTGGAAAGCAAAGGTGAGAGACGACTTTAGGATGGGAGCGAGATGCTTCTGGAGGTTCTCGAAAGACCGCGCGAGAAAAGATGATTCAGACGAGGAAGACAACCATGGCGTTAAGCTTCTCAAAAGTAGGCATAAGTAGTTTGACATTGAAATTAAAGTTTGTCGATACGAAAACATCATCATATCGACAATCTTAATCATTTAAATAGATTTTTATTGTATTTTTAGATTGCGTAAAATTTCATTATATTTAAAAATTATATATTTCAACTATGGTATTCGCAAATCAGACTCTAGTTGAAATGCTCAGACTGTATTCTTCCATCATCGGTAATTCAACTCCGGAATGCGAAGCTGCGTTATTCGCAAACTTGAAACAAGAAGCAAACGCGTTAGAACCAGAGAGCATCACTTCTGATTCGATGACGGCCTACGAAGCCTTTCTGGCAGTGGAAAAACTACATATGGGGAACGTGACCGTCCCGCACTTGGACGTCGATGGCTATGATGATACTACGATGGAACTATCGAAGTGGGATCCGCTTAATCCCATAGATGATACGAACCAGATGCCAACGGAATCCGCGACCTCGTGGAGGGAGTTGCGGTATAAACCTCCCGTTGTTGATGACGTGATAAATGATATTACAAAATAAAGGAACTTATTGAATAATCATCAAACGCATATTAAGAGAACATAAAGATGCTGACAATAGTCGCGAAGAACATCGTGATGCTTGCTACGTTTGTAGATGCACCGCTCGGGGGGCTTGGGGGACTCGGGGGGCTTGGAGGAGGAGAAGGAGGAACAATGCTCGTTCCGCACACATTGATATTGGTAGTTCCTTGCTTGAGCTTGTACACTTGGCCTCCGTAGTTGTCATCGATATCACGGCAATAACTGTCGGGGTCGGTGTTATTCTTGATTGCGTTTTTCAGAGTATCGACATATTCGAAATCATCGTTGATAATAATATCTGGGTTCTGCAGCACCACATAAGTATCAGTATATGAGAATGAGATAGTAAGATAATCGATGGTATCAGTGAAGTAGAGACTCGGATGTTCATCTGTAGGCATATCAGATGAAAACGCATCATTGTTGCCATTCCAGTCCATCGTGCTGCAATATGCAACATTCTTTTTATACTCCATGAACGAGATCTTCATCGTATCGCAATATTTGACGAACGTGACCACATCGAGTCGTGAAGAAACGTTCGCGTTTTGAGATGAAGGTGCAGTAATCATTCTCGCGGATGCAGTTGTAAACAACAGCGCCATAATGGCCATCATCTTTGTCATTGTGAACATTGTGATAATTTGATACGTTATAGACAACGACTCTGTATTTATGGTTATTATCACTACCAGGGTCAAACGACAATTAACTTATTAAATATTGTGTAAAAATATTAATGATCATAGGCGTCGATCCTGGAACCCGCAACCTCGCGCTATGCATGATAGACGGTCAGAAGATCGTGCAGTGGGATGTCATAAATATCATGCCGGACCCAAATGGTATAGCCGATGGTTTGACCAAAATAAATTTTGCGGTCTGGGTGAAAGAATCTACGGACGTGGTGATAGAGCGTCAGCCGACCAAGAATCCCCGGGCGGTTCGTATCCAACACTATATTGAGATGTTCTGCGCCATGAACGGAGGTCGTGTGTATTGCATAGACCCCAAACACAAGCTATCATACGCATCTTCTACGAGTTATTGGCCAGAACGCGACATACTCAACTGGTCTTATAACGAACGTAAAAAACTTTCCGTAGAAACTACCGCAAACTTTTTGAAGAATACCGAGCAAGACGAAAAATTTGTGACTATGTTCGAAAAGAGTAAAAAAAAAGATGATCTTGCCGATGCGTTGCTTCACTGCTTGGCATTTGACAACAATATAAAACACACTCTTTCCGACGTAAGAAAAAGCGCTATCAGGAACATCAAGGCTGTCAAACCCTCGGCAGCCAATACAAAGAGCAAAAAGTATACGCAGGGAAATTTGAAATTTATTGCAAAGACCTGGTTGTCCTCATTTGATGCTTTTCAATTGAATGGTGAGAAGACTGATGGATTTACAGAGTCATGTTGCAGACATTTTAATGATTTGAACAACGCATTTCTTCAGTTAGGAGGGAAGTTTTAGACGAATTTCCACGCGCGGTCATATACGGTCTTACGAAAATCACACAATGCATAACAAATATTTCCAGGGGATGCTTTTGTATATCCATTCAATCTTAGATATCTCACCGCATCGTGTTGACTCTCGTGTTCTTTCTCGAAGACTCCGTTGATATATGAAGCACATTTCACCATTGCGCTCTTCGTCCCGTCATATTTTCCGTTATTATAGGCATCGGTGGTGTTCTCCGATCGAGTGCCTATGCGAAGTTTGTGTGGCCTGAAATCCATAGGGTCATCATCTTCATGAAGAATAATCTCATCTGGTTTCTTAATATCATAATCTTCAGGTAAAAACGTCATGAACGAAAGTATATGACAATACCATTGTCTCCCATTAATAGTGATGCGTGGATAACCACACCCCTTACCAAGACGCTCTCCCGATAATACGTTTTCCGCAAACTTGGTGATGTATTTCACACGATTCATGTTTGATATTTTCCAATATCCTCCTTTGACGTTATCAGAACCGGGAATTTTCTTCCACACTTCGCCTATGAGATCTGGATATTCTTTATACGAGAAACCGTATTTCTTTCTTCGGGAATAATCTTGGATCATTCTTTCGTTAAAATCTTTTCCACGCGGGCTCTTATCATCTTTAAGATGATCTACCCACTCTTTGGCAGTCTTCTCGTCACCATCCTTAATGATGATAAACGAGTCTTTCAATGTTGTTGGGAATGTTCTATTATTTCCTTGTCCGGACTTACACAACCACCTGATATTATCATCCGTGTCATTATGCGGATTTTGATCAATATGATCTGCGGTGTGTTCTGGAGTTGGAGGTAGTCCACATATAGTTGATGCGATTGCCCTACCCAAGTAGATCGTATATGCTTTTCCGGTGTCATCTGTCACACGACACACGTTGTATTTTCCAATTTTATGATAGCTAATCTGTTTTCCCGTTTTTTTATTAATTATGATACCGTTTTCGATCGTATACTTGTTGAAGATAACGTGTTCTATCACCCCTTTCTTCACGAAGTAATACTCAAGTGGCTTTGACATTTATTTACATATCGTATATTCTTTAAATGCTTCAAAGTGTCAATATGGCGGTAAGTAATCAAGATTGTGTCCAAAAGTATCCAGTAGAGTCACATTCTCCTGTTAAAACAGAATATATTTCATCGGCTTCGATCTTGGTATACGTCTTCTTGATCTCGTTAAAGTTTTCATATTTTGTAATTTCGAATGAAGACTTGCAGATCCGCACGATCTTCTTGGTATTGTCCAACTGAATTCGGTCGAAGGAAATATCCCTATTCGAGCGAACCTGTATCTTGTTTATTGGGATCTTGGCGGTGGCGTTTTCCTTCTTTCTCTGCTTCGCCTGCTTGGCAAGATTGCTTTTGAAGATCGCCCACGACTCGTCGTCAAACACGATCTGGGGTGTTGCATCCATAAATTGTCCAAACGGATGTGAATTTATAGTGGATTCGATCTGCCTCACTACGTTTTCATCGTGGAAGAACCTCCCGGAATAGAGCATATCGCACATTGAGGACATATTTTCGTTTGTGTGTATAGATAATCCCATACTAAGTTAGCATACATTTTATATATGATAAAGCATCAGGGTCAAATGATGACCATTTGTATTTCAAATGACTACTTTCTTTCTTGAATGCGTTTTTTCAGCATGTTCAGCTTCTTTTGCTGATTACTTGGTACCGTCTTTGGGATATTCTTCTTGGATTCAGGTGTCTTGGCCGCATTCCTTTTTGGCTCGGGAACATTCCTTTGGGAATCGTCGCGCACGTATACGACTGACGACCTTTTGAACGCGTCGAAGCAGAATTCGTCTTTCTTTTCCCGAGTGACTGAGCACGAGTTGGTATCAACGCAAAACTTCTTGTCTGCCGCCCAATCGGTTTTCATCAGCGCACA